ATCGGGCGAGAGAAGCGTCGATTTGTTCCAGTGTCTTGGTGGTCATGTGATATAGTCCTTCATTTGCTTGTAGGGGTTGGTCCCGCGCTCCGGTTCGCACCGGGCGCGGGGTTTTTTTGTGTCTACTTTTTCGGCTTGATGGTCTTGACCTCGACCGGCTCGATGCCAATCGGGTAGGTCAGCGACCCCATGCCATCGACCATCGTCCACTTGCTGACGCGGTGGACGGTGTAGGCTTTGACGCCGCCGCCCTGACGCCGCATGTTCGCGATGGCCTGCTTCTCGGTCTGCGCGCGGCCCCAACCGAAGTTGTCGCCGCGTGCGATGAACCATTCGCCACCGTCAGGCACGACGACCGGCGTATCGTCATCGACATGCTTCATCAGATCGGAGTGGCAGTAGTGCTCTTGCCCGCCGCTGATGAACGATGCGTTGCGCGGACTGCTCTCGCTGCCCCATACATCGTAAACCGTGAACGACTTCTCGCTGATTGTGCCGTCGAGATGGATCAGGCGCACACGATCACCCTTGTTGACTTTCGTCATGGTAGTTCCCCTTGCTATACAGTTGTCAAACAGCCCGCGCGCACACCATGTCCGCGCGTGGGGTGAGTATAGCAAATCGACTTTTGCCAAATTTCGGTTTTCGCAATTTTTGCGATGTGAGGTGCTGCACTGTCGGCAAAAATGCGCGACGAAGATTTTTGTTGACACGGGAAAAGCAGCGCGAGCGATGCGCGATCTCGCACATCACATTGCGGAAGTGCCTGCGGCGCAGGCCTCAAAATTATTTTTTTCTGAAAATATCGGGCCGCAGTTTCTCGCGCGGAATGCCGGTGATCTGTTCGACATCAACGACGCGCTCCGCTGGTATGCGCTTCCATGACTGGATCGATTGATAGTTGATCTCAAGCGCGCGGGCCAACGCTCGCATGCCGCCAGCCGCCTTGACCGCCGCGCGCACGCTGTCGCTGTTCATCACGAACGCTTCTTCTCAAAGGGGTTGTGGCCCATGATGCCAGCCGCACCTTGCTGCATCAGGGCGCGCTTGATCAAGTTGCCCGCTGCCTGCGCCTGTTCTTCGTCGGGCACGTCGGTAAAGGTGATGATGACGGTGAAGGTGCCGTCGGCCTCTTTGTGCTGTTGGAAGTTTACGTTCATGGCCTCATCCCTCCCTGATAATCCGGCGCACGCCGTCGAGGACGTGGCGCATATTGCTTGCCGAGATCGCGTCAAGCGTCATGCCGTTCTCCTTCAGCACGCGCGCCGCCTTCGCCCAATCGGGTTCTGGAAACACCTTGAGCGGGTAGGCATTGCACCACGCCTCGATCCGCGTCTGGATGCCGATCAGCCGCTCAATCTCGATGCGATACTCACTGTCGTCGGTCATCACGGTGCCTTCGCCTCAGGGATGATCCACATCGCGAGTGTGCTGGTCATGCGTCAGGCCCTTCTACCCACCAGACCTTGCCGCATGTGCAGCACTCATATTGGTAGTCCTCGTAGCCGCCGCAGTCGCTTTCCCATTTTGTGTACCAGACATCATCCGCGCCGCAGGCGCGGCACTTCATTGCTGATTTCTTCGCGTCAGCCGTGAACTTGCCATCGACGGGGCCGGTGTGGATCATGGGTTCATCCGGCTGATCATTGCCTCGATGGCCGCGCGCCGATCCGCTTCGGGCAGCGACCGCATGTCCAGCAGTTCGTTGAACTGATGCTGGGTCTCGACCAGATTGTTCAGCACGATGTGCATCACCCGCATCATGCGCCAGTGCCGCACGAAGGCGACGAGGTTGGCGAGCATCACAAGGCAGAACAGGATGGTGACAAGGTTGTCGAGGGTCATGGTCCCAGCACCTCGTCGGCGAACTTGAACAGGGCATTGTGCGCGTAGAGCGACCGCCTGATCGGTTCGAGATCGCGCTCACGCTCCGCCTGCGGCATGTCCTCGATCGCCTTCTGCGCATCGCGCCATTCGCGGACCAGCCGCTCCAGTGTGACCAGATGGAAATAGCGTTCGCTCATTTGGCGTGCCCTTCTGTTGGGGGTTGGAGGAACGGCCCTCGCCAACGCGGCGTCAAACGAGGGCCGCCCTTCTTTAGCATGACGGCGTGGGGGGCCAGCCGCCACGCCAAGCTACTTGCCGTTCTTCGCGCGCCGGGCGGCGCGATCGCGCGCCCGCTTCAGGCGTTCCTTGTGCGCCTTGAACTCCTCGTAGGCCTGCGGCAGTTCGTCCTTGTAGACGGGCTTCAGAGCGCGGGAGAGCGTGTACTCATGGCCCATTGCGGCTGCGAGCGCTGCGTAGGTGGTGTGCTTGGGGCGTTTGGTTTCGCCGGAAAACATCTTGTGGACCGTGGCGACGTGGACGCCCGCCAGCACGGCCAAATCCTTCTCCTTGAGGCGTTCGCCCTGAAACACGGTCTTGAACTTATCGATCTCGGGATCATGATCCTGATCGCGGAACGAGCGGGACAGCCATGACTTAGCCATTGGCGGGTACCTCCACCTCCGCCGGGGCCGGGCCGTTCAGCTTCGGTCTGTCAGTTTTTTTTGGCGCGGCTTTGTTGAGCAGAACGTATTCGCCCTCGCTGACACGCTTGATCTGCTTCTTCGTCATCATGGAAGCGATTGTCGGCGACACCGTGCCGGGGTTGCGGCCATCCTTCTCGAACTGCGCCTTCATCCGCGTCGTGTTGAACCGGCCATGGTTGCGGCTGGCGACCCGCAGGATGAACGCGGAGTGGGGGACCTCACGGCGCGCCTGCTTCGCCTGCTTCGCCTGCTTCGGCGCAGCCAGCGCCTTGACGTTGGGGCGACTGTACATGCCCTCGCCCAGTTTGCGCAGGCGTCCATCGGCGCTCATCACCCGCAGCGCGGTGTAGCAGGCCCCGCTGGTGCGCCCGTCAGCCTTGAAGTGATTGACCGCTTCGACGGCGCGGAAGGTCGCGTGGTCCTTCAGCCACTCCTCCAGAAAGGCCTCTGCCTTGATATGGTGGTTGGTGTGGGTGTTCTGCGTGAAGCGCTTGACGGTGGTGACCAACTCGGAGCCGGTGACGATCAGGCCCTCGATCTGGGCCAGCCTGACCATGGCGGGGCCGAGATTGTGGACCGCGACCTCGCAGGTGATCTTGAAGGTGTCGATGGAAGGTGCTTTCGGCATTCGTATCCCCTTGCTGGTTTCGTAATAAGTGAGAACAAAAATATGCCCCTGACCGGAGGTGTCAACCGGTTGCATTGTGGCAAAAATGAAACGGCCCGGCGAGGGGCCGGGCCGTGGGTAAGGGGGGCTGACCTGTGTCAGGTTAGGATGGTGTTCATAGTTAACCGGTAGCTTCAGGCCACCCGGCGACACCAGCGGCCAAGGTCAACTATATTTTGCTTTTGGCCACTCAATGTTCCTTGCGTTGCCAAAAGCAGATTAGTAACCCCCTGTTCTTCCAGCACTTCTTTTGACGTTTGTAGGCGCGGCATGAAGTTCGTGCCCATGATCGCGGCGATCCGCATCAACGGCGTCACTTCGACAGGGCGGCGCTTGCCGGTCTGGTGGACCTTCACCGCCTCGAACACATTGCCGAAGGCGATCTTGAACGGCGCGATCTCTGCGTCGGTCAGCTTCGTGTTCGTCAGGGCAGTGACCATCGTTTCCAGATCGACACGAAACTTCTGGACGGTCGCCGGATGGAGAGTGACCACGTTGCCTGTCGCCTTGATCAGGTCCAGCTTGGCCGTGAGACCAGCCTTCTCCAGCGTCAGTGACTTCAACTTCTCCATCAACGGCGGCAACTCGACGTCGGTATCAGCAATGGCGGTTGCGATCCGGTCGATCCGCTCCTTGGTGCGGTTCAGCGCCTGCTCGACACTTTCGCGCTCCGCGCTCGCCAACTTCTGGCGGGCCGCATACCCCTCATAGGCCCCCTCAGTGAGTTGGGTCAGCGCCTCGACGTCGAGGTTGTGCCTGCAGCCCTCCAAGACGCAAGTCTCGATGTCTGTCAGGTTATAGCTTTTGGTGTTGCTGCATACGCCCTTGTGTCTCGCGTTGACGCAGCCGACGCGACGATCCTCGCCAGCCTTCGATCCCACGATCTTCATGTGGCCACCGCATTCGGCGCAGATTAGCTTGTCAGCGACGAGGTGGTTGATGATCGTTTTCTTGTAGGAGCGGGGCTGACAGCTTGGGCGGCTGCGAGCCGTGCGGAGCGCCTGCGCGCGATCCCACAGGTCTTGATCAATGATCCGCAGGTGCGGCACCTCGACCATCAGGAGGTCGTTAGGATTGCCCCTCTGCTTGTTGCGCTTCTCGTTGTCCGGGTTGATGACGCTGCGGTTGCTATTCCAGACGATCTCGCCGATGTAGCTGCGGTTGGTGATCATGCCCTTACCCGATCCGCCACCGGCAATAAACACCTGATGGTTCCAGACGCCACCGGATGGGCTTGGGATGCCGTCGCGGTTCAACCGTGCGGCGATGTCGCGAACCGGCTCGCCAGCGGCATACTCTGCAAATATCCGATTGACCACGACGGCGGCATCGGGGTCGATCTCGCGCTCGAATGAGGTGCCAGCGACCTTGCGGTGACCGTAGGCGGGTTTGCCGGGCAGGAGGCCGTCCTTGATGCGACCATCCCACGCCCGCCGCATCATGTTGCCAAGGTGCTTGCGGAACTCTTGGTTCATAATGCCGCTCATGCCAACACGCATCGTGTTGACCGACCCCTCAAGGTCAATCAATTCGACCTGACGGAAGGTGATGCGCTTGAAGTCACGGGCGCTATCCGCCAGATCGCGTGACATGCGAGAGAGACTTTCGACGATGACGGCGTCAAAGGCGCGATCCTTTGCTGCCACCCTCCGCATCAATGCCAGCCAGCCAGCGCGGGCCAATGTGCCGCTACCCGCGACTGCTGCATCTGAGAAGTATTCGATGATCCGGTAGCCGTTCTGCTTCGCGATCTTGCGGCAAAGCTCAAATTGGTCATCGATTGACCGCGCGCTTTGCCGGTCGCTTGAGTACCGGGCGTAAGCTACTGCGTCCTTGAGTTTCAACATTTTTCCCCTCGCCGTGCTGGCGCTCCCACTCTTGCGCGCCCATCAACCGGCCCAGTTGCCGCATCAGCGCCAACCAATTGGCGCGCTGGCTTGGGTGGTCCGGGTTACGGGGGTCATCAGGCGGAAGCGGCCTAATAATCCCCTTGCGGCGAAGCGCCATCACTTCTACCCCGATCTGGTTAAGGTTTGCAAAATATTTTCGTAATTATTCAGAATTTACGGGGGTGGCTCGACCGGCAGGGCGTCGTACAGGCCGCGGGCAAACTGCACCCGGACGATGGCTTCCCGCAGGGCATTT